CCAAACAGATGAACATGTTGGCATTGGTCGGTTGCGTGCCACCTGTACCAATGTAGACGTTGTAGCTGGTGGCGAATGGCTGGCCCTGGAAGGTGAGGGCAATCGATCCGGTTGCGCCGGTGACAGCCACGGATATGATGGCCGATGGTGTCGTTTCGCCATTGCTGCTAACGGCTGCGACCTGTATCCAATAGGTGGCCGTCGCAAGCGAGCCGCCTGATGCGCTGGCCGTTGCCAGCACTGCGGGCGGTACATGCAGCGAACTTGCGCCGTTGATCAGCCAGTTCTCTTCCTGCAATTTGAGCGCATAGAGCGTATCCAGTTTGGCACGCGCCATGAGGTCGCCTTCCAATGCGCGTGAACGCCACTGCGATTGAAAGGTTTGTGTCTGAGGCTGCCAGATCGTCTGATAGCTACTCTGATACGATTGGATGTCGTAGGCCGGTGTGACCATCGAGGTCTGCCCATCAGTAGAACCGCCGAGGCCGCTCTGACCGAACGGGCCGGCATTTACGCCGCCATAGTAGAACAGGCTCAGCACGCTCTTCCAGTGTTCGATGTCGGTTCCCTTGCCCACGACACGCGCAATCATTTGTGAGAAGGCGCATTCCGTGGGGAAGATGCGGATAGACGGTGTTTCCAGCACGTAGGGCGTAAAGCCGGTGCTGGTGCTGATCGCACGCTTAATGCTGGCCTCTGTCTGCGCAACGGTGTCAGCATTGAGCTTGCTGAGGAACGATGAGATCTGATCGCGGCTGATCACCGCGCCGCTGGAGCGCACGGTGTCAGGCGTTTCCAGCATCGTTCCTGGCCGGTGCTTATTGAGCGTCAACTGATCGTCCGGTATGCCATAGGCATTGGTGCTGCGCATGATCGCGTCAGGCTGGCCGGACTTTGCGGCCATCGCCTTTTCGAGTTCAGCGACGCGCTTTTCGAAATCTGTGGCGGATACTGCCATGTAATTAACCTCCATTAGCGATCTTCTGCACAAGAAGATTCGCTTCTATTTGAGCGTTGTGGTCTTGAATAATGCCCTGTTTGATGAGCAATTCCACAAACGGGGCGTACTGCGCAGCCAGTTGCTGCGGCTGCATCGGCGCTGGCGCTGCGCCGCGCATATTGCCGGTATTCACCACGGGGCCGCCGCTCTGAGCGCGGTTTGCATAGCTCTCGGTTGTCTCCTGTACCTTCGCCAGTGCGGAGCGTACCTCAGTCAACTCGGATTTCAAGCCTGCGACTTCATCCAGGCGTCGGGTGATATCGGGTGCTGTATTATTTTGTGCAAGCAGCGCGGCTATCGCGCCGTAGCGTTGCACGGTGGGTTGTAATGCCTGTTCAATGATGCGTACAATCGTGGGCTTGAGCGACGCTTCTACGTCGCCAGCGCCGCCCTGGTCGCTGTCCGTGTCCAGTTCAGGCACGATATCGATGTCGCCGTCCTGATCGGGATCGAGCGCGAGGCTTACCGCCTGACAGGCCGGGCAATTGCACATGTCCGCGCTGGTTTTGGCGGCTTGGAGCGAATGTATCATCGATTGATGCGCCTTGCCAGCCGTGGCGGCGCTGATCGCCTTGCCAGCGCGGGTGTCCGTTGGTTGCGAGTTTTGTTGAGATTCATCGGGCGTATCATCGATAATTTCGGTTGCCACGCCGTCAGCGCGCACGATCATGATGTTAGCGTCAGGATTGGAAGGATTATCAACGAGGCTGAGTTCAACGAGATTGTATCCCGCCAGCACAGGCACTTCTTTTCCATTGATTGCGCGCTTTTCCCAAATACCCTTTTTTGCGCCGATACTTGCGCCAGCGAGCGTTCCATCGAGAACCTTCTGCCAGGTGTCCTCCGCGCCGCGTGAGACCCGCAAGGTCACGTCAATAGCGCGTTCCTGGTCATTCGGTATCCATTGCACAGCGCGCCCTACGGCTTTGGTCGAATCGTGCATCTCGCGGATGTTGCCACGCCATTTGCTGAATGCCTCTTTACTGGCTTCATAGTCAAAGACCGTTCCGTATGTATCTAATGCCTCCGACGTTGCTCTGACAACAACTTCGCGCTTCTCGCGGTCAATGCGAATGATCGGCGCGTACAGTTGCAATTCAGCAGGCATCGAGCGCAAAATATCCGGTTCGTCTGCACGATCCGCGTGGGTATGGTGGTGATCAGCGTCTCCATCGTGGCTGTGTTCGTGGGCGTGATTCTCATCACCGCCCTGGCTGCCGAACGCCGGGTGTGCATGGCTGTGTGAGCCGCTAAACGGATCATGCGAACCGTCCGCGCGGATAATAGTAGCTTCATCCATTCGTTGTTTCTCCTCATCCTGCCACGATTTAGGCAAGGTAAAGCCCTTGCGTTTGGCAATGGCAATCGCTTTTTTCTTCACCGCAGCCGGATCGGCGGCATGACCGATGAGATGCGCCGCGGCGTCCAGATGCTCTTGACTGTCAATCGGAAAGGATTGATCAGGCCCGGCGAAATCGCTGTCGTCGATCTGATCGCGCTCTTTTTGGGATAATGCCATCAATGCACCTCTTCTATCGTACAGACACAATTGCCGTGATTCGGCGTGTAGAGCGCGCCGCTGTTGAACGGCTTGCCAACTTCCACTTTTTGGCCGTCGTTGCTCAGGCACGAATCACAGCAGTTCGGGTGGCTATGCCAGATGTACGCCTTGACGCCCTTTGCCTTATCGTCGGCAACTTGTTTCAAGGTTGCCGGATCGGCCTGTTGCCACGCGCCAACCGCCGCTAGGACTTCCGGGGATGATTGCGCCGCCCGTTCAATTGCAAATATCCCTTTGACATCCTCTGCTGTAAGGCATGATCCGAGAGCGCGGGTAATACGCTCGTGCGATTCGCCAGGGATAGCGTCACTGGCAAACGGGCGGATAGGTCGGTTGTGTTTGACATCATCGACGGCGCGATCGCGCCATCGGCGATAATCCATTTGCGCCATTCTCTGTACGCCAGAAGCGCCTTTTTCCACGGGTTGACCCTTGCCAGCCGGACCTTTTCCTTGCGCTGGCTTGCCACTCGTTTTCTCATCTGAACTTTCCTCAGTTTCCTCATCATCATCTCCACTTGGTTGTTGCTGCTGTCCTGCTGACTGCAAGCCGGATAATTGCGCCTGTACTTGCGCGTCGCGGAGCGCGTCATTCGCGAGATCGGAAATCACAAACGGGCCCGATTTCGTCATCACGAACGGCGGGACATTCAAATCGTCATACACCGGCAAATGCAGCGCCTGCGCGGCTTGTGTAGGGCTTTGAATGCCAGAGAGGACAAGCGTGTTGTACGCCGCCACATTGGCCTGGAAATCTTCTGCTTGCTCGAATCCCTTGAACTTGACGATAAAGCGCGTCTCATTGAAATATTTGCGCAGTACCATCGTCAACAAGTCTTCATACCTGCTGACAAGCGGGGCCATCGTGCGCCGGTACGTCACGTTTTCCTGGCTATCACCTGAACTCTTGTTCACGTTTTCCGTAAATCCAAGTTCAGCCATTGTCAGGCCAAAGGCGCTAGCGGTCACGTTCATGAGGAATGTATCCATCAGCGTTTGTTGTGTCGCCTGGGTGATCGGATCATCGGTCGCGACGTGAACAAAGCCTTTTGGCAATACTTTCAAGCGGGCGCGCGCCATGTCGTTACCAGCCATGAGCGCGTTCAGGTTGATCTCAAATTCTTCCAGTTGATCTTGTGTCCAAGGCGAATCACTTGGAATCTGGATGAAGCCAGCCGGTACGCTTCCCTCAGTGAATTTCAGCAAGTCCTTTGATTGCTTGCGCAGCGCCTGGTTCGCGCGCATCAGGACTTTCTCGACGCGCGACGTGCCATACAAGCCGTTCGTCTTCTCGGTTTCGATCATGTAGATCAATTCATTGGTAGATAGCCACGCCGCGGGTATGCCGCCATACAAATATTGCTCATAGGCCGGAAACGGCGGCTCAGGCCGTCTACCGCGATCATCGACGAGCGGCTTGATCGTGGCGGCGTCGAGTATCTCCAGCGCGTAGAGTGAGCCGTTATTCGCAAGGCGCGGGTAGATCGCCAGCGCGTCAATCTCCAATTGCTCTTTGACCGCCAGACGCAGCCACGATTTGATGTCATGCTGCTTGTCAGGATACGAAAACCAGTCCTGATAGAACGCGATGTCTTTTGTGTATTTCGACATGTCCAGGTCTTCGGTTTGCAGTTCAGGACGGAGTTCAATCGAGAGTCCAAGTTTGCTGACGTAATCGAGCCACACCTGCACGCAAATCTGGAAACCATCATAGATTCTGGCAAGGGCGCGGAGATCATCAAAGCTGTATTCCTCTTCACCGCGCGGGATCATGCTGATATTGCCGCCAACAGGGAATGACCATTGACGCGGCCCGGCTGGCGGTGTAATGCCAGGAATAGGCATAAGCGGCGCGCCGGGGGCGTACAGCGGCGTGGCGGTCAGCGGGTTTTGTGGCGACATGCCTTGATACATCAAGTCCATAATGGCTTGATCAGCGGGTATGAACTTTGAGGCCGGAGAAAGCGGCATATTGCCCTGCTGTGTGAGCGTCGCCAGAATCTGAGCGGCGCGTGAGTCTGAGCCACCTAAGCGCGTCGGATCGAACCGCGACGGCTTGAGTTGCTGCTGTATCGTGGCCTGCGCGGCCTGAACGTTTGGCGGCGGCGTCGCAATGATCGGCTGTGTACCATTCACGAAACCCTTGAATCCCGCGCGTAACCTCTGACCGAGAGAAGGCTTAGATTGCATTCATCGCCTCCTGTCGTCTCGCCTCGCGGTATGCTAAGCGTCCTCTGATTTCATCCATTGGATCGGGCGTCGCTTGCTCTTCACAGGCCATGCTTGCGTCATCTACCTGATCATCATGGTCTCCAAGAGGGAATTGCAACAATTCGCGCTCGTAATCGACGAGCCAGCTTGCGCCTTTCAAGTGGTAGACCATGCCAGCCTCATATTGCACAGCGGCGGTTGTGGCCCTGGCAACTTTATCCTTCACCGGCTTGAACTCGCGGATAGCCAGGCCGCGTTGCCGGAGCTGCTGAACAAGAGCCAACTGATAGGCGACGCTTTCAATCAGCAGATAGGACAGGCCGTGTTTCTGATACAGCAGCATCGCTTGTTGCTGCTGTTCAGGATTATCCATGTGAGCGCGGACTACATCAATCAGCAGCAATTCTCGCTTACGAGTGACCGCCCATATAGCAAAGACGGTATAATCCGCTGTTTGCTTTGCGGAGATCGCGAGGTCGCCTGTGCCGAATTTCGTACATACCGACTTCATGACGCGCTCGACCTGGCCGTCTGGCTTTTCCAGTTCGTAGTAGTCGCCCTGGTCGCTACAGTAGCGCAGCCAGCCTTGCTTGAACGTTCCGCCCTCGGCTGGCACTGGTCGCTGTTGATATAAAGCTGCATAGCCGATAGAGCCATGTCGTCGCCTTGCGCGGTCAAGATAAGCGCGATTGAAGCGATCAGGCCACAAAAGCTCGCCTTCCTCTTTGCGCCAGTCGCGCCAGATCGGCGTGATGCATGGCGCGTGTGCCTCAAATTCAGTGGCTAAATTGAGGTGTGTCCAGTCCTCGCCAGTTTCCCCATCTAAAATAAATCCTGACACATCTTTGGCGTGTATGCGCTGTCCAACAACTACCATTGCAGATCGTTGCGGATCGTTCAGGCGCGTGTACCAAGTGTCCTGAAACCACGCCAGCGCGGATTCGCGCACGACATCACTCTCTTTTTCATCGATAGCATGGGGATCATCGACTAAGAGCGTATCGCCGCCCTCGCCAGTTGTGGAGCTACCTACCGACACCGCTTGCCTGTAGCCTTGCCGCGAGTTCTCAAACTTGATTTTCGTCTTCTGATCGCGTGCCAGGGTAAAGATGTGGCCGTAGCGTGCCTGAAACCAGGGAGACAGGATGAGGCGACGGCATGTCACATTGTCGCGTATCGCTAACGAGAGTGCGTAGGAAGCGCAGAGCCAGCGGTGCGACGGGAATTTGATCCACGACCAGACCGGCCATAGCACAGAAATAATGGTTGATTTCGCGTGGCGCGGCGGCATGTTCACCAGCAGCCGGGTGATCTCGCCATTGGTGATCGCTTCCAGGTGAAGCGCGATGGCGTCGATATGGCGGCCAGGGACAAACGGACGGCCTGGCACAACGACAGGCCAGGCGTCTAAAATAAATTGTGAGAGTGAGATGTCTTCGGCTTTCGCTCGTTCAAACTCTCGTTTGTTGTCTGGCAGCAACGCGATCATTTAACTCTTCTAGCTCCGCTCGTTCATCGGGTTTCAACAGCCGTAAATCGAAAGTCACCGTGTACATACGATTTTGTTCCTGCTCTGCCAGCTTTGCCTCAAGCTCCGCTATGCGCTCTACCAATTGCGCCGTCTGGATCGTGGTGTTGATCACCGTCTTTGCCGCCTCCACCTGATCGCGCGGTATGGTAAGCTGCGCGGTCATGTGGCGATCCAACGTCTGGACGGCCTTATCGAATTTCAGTTGGAGCGAGGTGAGGGAACGATTCAGAACCTGCTTGCGCGCCGTCTCATACGCCTGCTGAAACACGGGCAACTTGAACCAACGGTAGATGGTACTCTCGTTGACCTTGCAATCGGTTGCAGCGTCGGCGATGGTTGCGCCCCGCAATAAAGCGGCAATAACGCGCTCTTGTTTGGCGGTGAGACTCGCATTTTCTGGCATGAGTTGTTTCGGAACAAGTAGGGGAAATGTGGGAGGTGTTCTCACTATTCGATAGCCACCCCGGACACATCCACACATCCCACATCTACCGAATAGCTTAACAACAGTATAACCGAAAAGTTATGAGAACACAAGGAAAACACGGGCGCGCGACGGATAGGAAAACTCAGGGGGAAAGTCGCGCGCTCACTGGTATAACGAGCCAGTTATGCACAGGGGAACAAGCGTCAATCTTGTGTAACATGTTACACAAGATATCGGCACGATCAATGCCGTTGGCTCGGAATACCAACGGCATTGATTCGTGACCTTCGATTACTGGTTGGGTAATACGAGCGCGGCTCCCGCGCTCATCGACAGTATACAATCCGCGCTACGATTTGTCTATATCTATTGAGACGCAGCCGGGGCGCAAATATCAAATCGTCGATTGAGAAACGGTTACGATTCGGCGCGGCTGGTTGAGAAATCTCCCCCTTGCAATTTTGCGCGCGGTTTGGTATACTGGTTAGGTATGGTTACGTACACAATCAAACATTGGAGGTAAAAGCGCATGAGCGCGCTCGCTATGACAGATGAACGAGTTTACACCGTCCAGGAAGCGGCGGACTGGTTGCGCGTCAACCCGCGCACGATTCGCAAAATGATCAGGGATAAGAGACTTTCGGCTTATCGTGTTGGCGGCGCGCGTTTTGGCGAATACCGCATTACTGAGAGCAGCTTACAAGCGCTGCGAACAGATCAGCAACCCAAAGAAGAGGAATAGGCAAAAAGATTGCCTGCTATCATACAGCAGGCAATCCAAAAGGTGTTCAGGATTTCAAAAACACTCGCAACCAAAACACACGGTGATCATAACATAGTCTACGCTAGCCTCTACCGTTCGGGCAATGTAGCTAGTGTAGCGGATGTCACACGATGTGTCAAGTTGCAGTGGGGAGGAACAACTCGTGAAGAAGAACCTACGCAACGCACAATTTTATAGCAAAGGCGCAATGGAACGCCTCGTGGCCGCAATCGGCGAGATCGAGCGCGCGGCTGGCGACGCAGCCACAAGCGAGAAGGATCGCGCGAATCTTTTTGAGATTCGCCAATGGCTGCGGCAAACGGGCAGCGACGCGCGCGAAACCGAAAAGCGCATTGAAGAGATGCTACAAACCATCCGTTTGCGCGAGGAGAGCGAGGCTGATCATGCCTGATCTCTCTGACGATCCGATGCCAAAAGATGACATCAAAATATCTCTCAAGATGAAGCCGCAAGATTGCTGGGTGGGGGTCTTCTGGGAAAAGAGAGAACTTTTTCCCTGGCATTACCACCATCGCTGGCGATGGGACGTGTGGATATGTCTTGTGCCGATGCTACCAATTCATATCCAATGGACACGAACAGAACGGGAGGCCGCGCATGGCAACTAACGGCCTCTCTGACGCGGCATGGGCGCGCCGATTTGCTGCATACCAACGACATACACCGGATATGATCTCGCGGCATGACGCGCTATCTGATGAATTGATCATGCTGCTAGAGCAGGGCGCGATCACCGTCGAGCAGGCGCTGGCGGCGTGGTATCCCGAAGTCGTCGCACGCGACGAAACCGGAGAACTGGCGGTGGCGGGATGAGCGACCAGCTCCAACTATTCGACTTGCCTGAGCCGTATTCACAACTTCCCTGGGTTGGTGAAACCGCGCCTAAACGGGAAGAGCCAAAGCGCGATGAGAATCCGTGCATCGCGCTGTACGGCCCCGGGCCCGAGGGCAAGCGATGTAAGGATTGCTTGTGGATAGCCGGTATCTGCAAGTCGAAAACTTACTACAAGTGCAAGCTCCGTGAGAACACGCACGGCAAGGCCACCGATCACAAGCTGCGCTGGCCGGCCTGTGGCAGGTTTGAAGAGCGGTCAAAGGCTATCCCGCTCTATGACGGGAGGGGATAATGACCGACCAGCAAGACGCCATGCACACGCTGGCATGGGAAAAGATGCAAGACGCCACAAAGTGCAGTCCAGAAATGGCGACGCTCCAGATCATCTGCACGGAACTGCGAACGACAGATGATTTGCAAGCAACCATTGAACAGATAGAGCGGTTCGCGTTCGATGAGGGGTTACTGGAGAAGTACGAAGACCTCGAAACCTACAAATGGTTTCTCAGGGAAGCGAGAAAGATAGAGAGAGAAACAATTGGAAAAGCAACGCAGTAAGCCAAAGCCTGAGCCGAAGCAGGCGAATCTGAAAAACTATCGCGCGCGCACGGATAACGCCTTTGATGATATTCAACATATCCTGGTTTCCCACGGCGCGAAATCGCTCACCTTCGACTATGACCAGGGCCGCGCGGCGGGAGTAACCTTTGTGATCGTTGTGCGCGGGGAGCGGCTGTCTTTCCACATGCCAGCGCGGGTGCAAAATGTGGAGCATCTGCTGAGCAAACAACAGCACTGGCGGCAACCGATCACGGAAATCCATAAGCAGCAGGCGTACCGGACGGCCTGGGCCAATATCCGCGACTGGCTGGCCGCGCAAATGGCTTTAGTCGAAACCGAGATGGTACAGATGGAGGAAATCTTTCTTCCCTACCTGCTGACGCCAACCGGGGAATCATTGTTTTTCGCGATGCAGGAGCGGCAATTCTTGTTGCCAGCGCCTGAAAAGAAATAGGGGGATAGCGGTGCTGACAGCAGAAATGCTCTATACCGCCTGGTATCAGGCATACCAGGAAAAGATTAGCGAACCGCTTAAAAACGCGGGTATTCCCGCTTTGAACTACCCGACCTGGAAGCAAATGCAAGGTCAACAGCATATCAATTCCAATGCGAGAAGAGAAATCGCGCTCTATGAGCGCATGGCCGAATTAGCGAATGCTCAGATGGGCATCTGGGCAACAAGTGGAAGTGTGGAGGAGTGAAGTGAGTAACAGTAGATACACGTTCAATGGGTTTGAACAAGCGAATACGACGCCTGTTCCTGATGTGCTATTTGATCAATTGCTGCCCTATCTGAACGAGGCACAATTAAAAGTCATGCTCTATATCGTTCGCAGAACAGCCGGTTTTAAGAAGACAGAAGACGCTATATCTCTCAAACAATTCCGCTATGGCATTACTACCAGAGACGGCAAACAACTTGACGGCGGTTGCGGACTCAAGAATATGACCTCAATTATCAAGGCACTCAACGATTTAGAGCAAATGGGCTGTATCGAAAGCGAGAAACGCGAAAGCGCAGAGGGTGATGCTGCAACCACGCTTTACCGTGTCCGTTTCGTGGGTACTACGCGAAACGGAGTACCCACTACGCGAAAAGTAGTACCTACTCTTTCAAACGGAGTAGGGGTACTACGCGAAACGGAGGACGGTACTACGCGAAACGGAGTAGGGGTACTACGCGAAACGGAGTCACAAGAAACAGTACTACAACAAACAGATTCACAAGAAACAGTACTACAAGGGGATACGAGCGATGCTGAGGCATCGGCTTGCGCATCCCCCGCCGATGTCGCTCTCTCAGAAATTGCTCTTGAGGAAGATACCCCTACCGAGAAGGCGGTCGCTGTCGTTGCACAGCCCCCCATGCAACAGCAGATCGCGCCCGCAAAGCGTGAATCCGCTAAACAGCAGAAACCTTCTTCCCGTCTCTCAGGCGGCGTGCAGTCCACTGACGTTGTGAGCCGTCAAGCTGCACGCGCGCCGGGGCTGGCATATTCGCCAGAGGCCAGCGCGATCATGGATCTATGGGATAGCACCTTTTCGCGCTCACAGCCACGCACGCCTGCGAACTGTGAGGCGGCTGCGCAGCTGGTAGCGAGTAACCCTACTGCTGAGGAACTATCCACATGCCGGAAGTGGCTCTTCACAACCGATGATCCGAAGCGGCCCTGGTTTCGGAAAAAAGGCGTCGCGCTGGCGGATGTGGCGAAAAACTTTAGCAATTGGCAATCGCTCCAGGATGCCGCGCCGCGCAAGCCGAAAGAAGAGGAAGAAGACCCCTATAGTTGGGACGCGATCATGCGCCGCCAACGTGAACGCGAAGCCGAGGAGGCATTGGTATGATTCAACACAATGGGAAAATCTATCCCGTCTTACCGCCCTACGATCCGGCTGAACAGGCCGCGAAACGCGAGGCTGTCAAAAATAGGGCGTCCGCCGCGAAATGTTACACCTGGCTTGGCACGCCAGATGATGAGTTGGCTAGCAAAACGTTTGACGACTACGATCCAGCGCGCCAGCAGGATGATCGCGCGCGCTTTGCCAGCACAAAGCGCCAGGTCATGACCTATGCAGATCGCATTGTCGTCGCGTTCTCACAGCAGCGAATCGCGCTCGACAATCTCATCCTGCGCGGCAACTACGGAACCGGCAAAACCCATCTCGTCGCAGCGATCTGCAACACGCTGCGCAGCGCCAACGTCCCCTGCCGCTTTTGCGCCGCGCCTGACTTGTTCACCGCGCTCTATGCCGCGCACTTTGACGATAAGCAGTCGATCATCCTGGAAGCGTCGGCGGCGGCGCTCCTGGTGCTGGATGATCTCGACAAAGTGCATGTGAGCGTCGAGAAGGACGGCGCGTACCAGAAAAAGACGCTCTTCGAGATCGTCAACCTGCGCTACCGGAAGCATCTCCCAACGGTGCTAACCACCAACGCAACCGGCGATCTCTCACAGTGGCTGGACGGCGCAACGATCAGCCGCCTGAGCGAACGTTTGACGACGCTCGACATGCGCGGACGCGATATGCGGATACGAAAATAGTTGCGTACATACGAAATGACAAGCGTTCAACCGGATGGCCGGTTTTGCGCTCTGAGAGGCGATTTTTGAACGAGACGTAGCGCAAGTGGTCATGAAGCCGAAAGCAGCAAATGTAACCGGTTTCATGGCACACAGAATTGATTGTAGCGCAGCCGGTATCCCCTGAAAGCCGGGAGGCGCGGAAAACGAGGAACACGATGAAGACAGGATGTGAACGATGTGGCGCGACACGGCCACTGGTGAAAGTGGAGATCAAGGCAGATGAACGGAAGCAAACTGCCTATCTCTGCCAGGAATGCGTCAATGCGGTGATCCGCGCCAACACTGCATGGCGGAAAGCAGCGAAATCGTAGCGCAACCAAATAAATAGCGGGGCTGCCAGCGCCCCTCTGCATTGCTGGCATATCCCCCTACCGGTACAACGGATAGGAGGTGAAACGGAAAGGAATTGTTAGGATGAGAAATAAGCTCATTGAAAGCGTCAAAGCGCAAATGAAAGAAGAGCGCGAAACGCGCGGAATACTCTCCGGTATTTCGTGGATCGTCATTGTGGCTGTCGTCGTATTCTGCGAGATCATGTATATCAAAATCATGATGATCGGGCTACCCTCCGGCCTGGTACAACTTGTGGCGATTGGCGGCGCGGTAGCGACCGGCGCAAGCGTGATCCTGCTCTACGCTGGCAAAGAATACTGGTTTAGTGGCAAAAAGCAGAATGCCGCCGCCTGGGTGTTTGCGGGCGTAGAAGTCACGGTACTTGTGCTAAATGTCCTACTGGCATTCAACTTTGATAGCCCGCAGCCGATCTTCCAAATCTGGAAACAAGCCTATCCCGCCGCTCCGGTCATTGCGCTGATCGGATGGGGATTTATTCGCTACTTCGATCAAACCAACGTCATGCGCCGTAAGCAACGCAAGCAGGAAGAGGAAGAACACGAAAGCGAACTCGACTATGATGCACTTGTCCATCAGAAGCGTATGGAAGTCAAAGAAAATTCGCTGGAGATGCTGGCAGAAAAGCTCCAGGACAAGATTGAATCCGCTTCACATCAAGCGGGCCTCGATGCCATTGCGGATCAGATTGCCAATAGCATTTTACGGGAGATTAGCGGTAAATCGCTCTTTAGCGCGAAACAACCGACCGTTATTGAGGGATCGGTACAGGCGCAACAAACCAGCCCTTTACAGCAACCCCAACTGGACACCCAGACCAGCCACGCGGGGACAAATGGGAACAAGTAGGGTCTGAAGAGGCGGGCAATTTTCCGGTAATTTCTGCGCAAGAAAAATTGCCGGAAAATTACCCAAAAATTACCCAAAAATTACCGCCTGTGCCTGCTGAACCAACGCCAGAGGCGGCGCGACAAAAACCGCGATTTAGCGGCAAAATCGGACGGCAACGCACGAATGACATGGTGGATGAGATACTCGATTACATTGTCCAGCGCGGTGATTCACCAAAAGGCTTGTCGCGCAAGATGAGACTTTACTACATGAGGCACGAACGATTAGAAGAAAGGCGAAAGCTGTATGCCAAAGAACGACGGGCGAATCAAACTCACAGAGATGCGGGAAAGATACTTCCATACCGCAAGCGGGCAAGTGGTCAATCTTGAGGATGCCAGCGCCGCCGATTTCGATGCCTGGATGAGTCAGTATCTCGACTTCGATGAAGATGTGGATCGGGCAGCATGGCCGCTCATCCTTCGTTGGCAGGCGGTCAATTTCGCGGTAAAAAACGGGCAATTTTTGGCCTTCGTCGATCCGCCTGAGAAGCGCGACGAGGCGATAGGGGAGTGAAAATGATTTACTACGGATTTGCACTGCTGTTCAGTGCCGTTTTCATCGGCTATGGACTGTGGCAACACTGGAATAGGAAAAGATAATGTGGCACTGGTTACATCTGGTTCGAGAAGCGATCTGCAATTCAGCAGACCATGAACGCCGCGCCCGTGACATGTACGAACGCGGGTTCGAGTTCGGGCGGTTCGAGAAAGCGACGATCTACGCGCAGCACTGCGAACGCCACGGCGTGAAGCTGCGCGAGGTCGCGCCCGGCGTCTTCGTCTGCCAGTTTTGCCAGGAAAAGGCGCTCCTGGCGGATATCGAGCGGCATACTGAGCCGATCATCGACGAACGGCCGCTGTTCAGTTACTTACGCCAGCAGCATCAGGCCGTTGGCGCGGAAACAGAAAGACATAGGGCAATATGGAAAGGGAAGTAGGCATGTGGTGGGAGGATACGCTGTTTTTCTTTGCGGTGTTTGGCCTGCTGATATTCATCAGCATGGTGATGCTCAGCATCTTAGTTGCTGGCATCACGATCCATGACGCAATAGCGCAGGCGCGGTACAAGCGCGCTCAGGCACAAAAGACGGCGGTGCTACACGAAGCGGAGGCGGTAGCAGCTACCGCCTGGGCCGCTCAGAGAGATTCCGGTTGATGAGTGCGCCGCTTAGCGCGCCATTTCGCACGCTGGCTAGCCACATAGTCATCAAAGGTTGCGTAAGGATGAATCTCCTTTTTAGGCGGGGCAACAGCATCAATTTCTTGGGTATTATACAGCGACGTATACGCATCGATAGAGAGGCTTTTTGTGAGAACACCACGCCGTTTCATTTGCCGTAAATCATCGGTTGTTACCACAAAGCCAACGCGCTCTGAGAGGCGGCGCGCCGCTTGCAGGGCAGGGAGCCATTCATCGAGTTCAGTCATGCAACATCCTTTCAAGAATTATCTGATATCAAATATACGACATTCTGAAAAATTCGTCAAGAATTCATCCCAAAACCCCTTGACATTGTATCTGATATCAGATACAATACGTATATACCAAATACATTTCAAGGGGGTTCTCAAAATGACTCGCAACCAACAAAAGACACTCGATACACTGATCGCTTCCCATCGCATCGTTCGCATTGAACACACCGAACAGGCTATCATCCGCTGCACAGCCCGCTTCGATCTGCCAAACGGCATCAAGGCTGGCGACGTCTTCTACCTCGTGCGCAGCGATAGCTACGCTGGCTACTACTATTTCGTTCGCTGGAACGCCGTTGCCTGGGATTGCTCTTGTCCATCGGTCAAGCCCTGCAAACACCAAACCAGCGTCAACAGCGCGGTGATCGCGCGCTGTGAGAAGGCCAAAGCGCCAAAGCCACTGGCAGCATTCGAGTTGCCATCGGACAAAGGCTTCGACATGAAGCGCGAACAGGAAAAGATCAACGCTTTCCTGGCTCGTGCGGAACAGGCAAAGATTGTGAAGAGTTGGGAAACCGCGCCGCTCAATGGACAGCGCGGCTTCGCATTGATGCGATAGGAGATGAGATGAGATACTGCATCACCTTTACCCTGCACGGGAAAGTTAAAATCTGGAAAACGATCGCTGTCTCTCAGCAGGTAGCAATCCAGAAATTTTGGATTGCCTATCCGATGGCAAATGAACATATCCAATGTCAAAAAATAGGAGAGGCAGCATGATCACGATGTCTACGTTCGCTCCAAGTACATAAAGGAGATTCACATGACACAAGCATTAGTCCAGTTCAACCCCGATCAGGTCAAGATCATTCGTGATACCGTCGCCAAAGGTACGTCCGCCGATCAATTCGCGCTCTTCATTGAGGTCTGTAAAGCGTCTGGCTTAAATCCGTTCGCACGGCAAATTTACGCCGTGGTTAGAGGCGGTGTGATGAACGTCCAGACCTCTATCGATGGCTACCGGCTCTTAGCAGAGCGCAGTGGCAAGTATGCCGGTCAAATCGGCCCTGAATGGTGCGGTGAGGACGGCGCATGGAAAGATGTGTGGCTGGAAGATAAACCGCCCGTAGCGGCGCGTGTGGGCGTGCTACGCAAGGATTTTGAACGGCCTGTGTGGGGCGTCGCAAAGTACAAATCCTACTTTGTCTCTACCAATTCGCTCTGGCAAAAAATGCCGGATACGATGCTGGCGAAATGCGCGGAGGCGCTGGCGCTGCGCAAGGCGTTCCCATCTGAGATGTCCGGTGTTTACACCAAAGAAGAAATGGATCAGGCAGATCGCGATCAGGTGATTGATGTGCCTGCTGTCGTTGTAGAGGCGATTCCTGAGCAACCATCTTCTAAGCCGTCTGCAAACGGTAAGGCCGCGCAACCCGCCCGTCAGGACGCCGATCCGGCTGCTGTAGAGCGCGTTCGCGCGCTGATCGGACAGACCTTTGGTTTTGCTGATAGCGACTTTGAGGCACGTTGGGAGAAATGTAAGAAATTCGTATTGAAGGTGACTGTTGCCGATCCGAACCTCCAGCCCGCGCAACTTGAAGCATTGTCGCGCTACGCAATGGCACAAGAGAAGCAAGCCGCGCAATCGAGCGGCAAATAGTCGAGCAGCCGGGGATGGTGATCATCCCCGGCATGGAGGAAACAATCATGTACATCCACGCGCGAACCAAAGAGGAACCATGCCACATCGATCACTGCGATAGGATGACTGATGAGGTATGTGATAATTGCGGGCAAGCGACGTGCGAACAGCACCTGCACGAGCGCCCGCATGAACAGCAATATTGGTGTAGTGACTGCGTTGCCAATGGCGGCGCGATCATCCTGTAGGAGGATAAACATGAAACTGGCAATTATCGATCTTGATGGCGTGATCGCCAACGCCGAGGCGCGCTTTGCCGCCGCAGAACTGGCAAAAGAGCAATGGTTGATGGAGCGACAAAAGGGCTTGCCCTATGCTGTCGATCAGCGTGTGGAGAAATCAGCAACCGATGTCTACTGGCGCGCTGTGTTCAATCCGGCAAACGTGCCACTGGACACGCTTATAGACGGCGCTCGAGAGGCCCTAAACGCGCTGAGGGCGAGCCGCCCACTGATCGTACTGACGAGCCGCCCTGAAGCCATGCGCGGCGCAACCGTGCGATGGCTAGTCGATCACGACATTTTGTTTTTCGCGCAACACAGCGCGGCGCTCATCATGAAACCGAGCGC